AAAGCGTTACAATCTATCCATAATCAGATAGCACAGAACATAGCCGACATATACAAGATCAAAGGCCATCTTACTTCACGTAAAGCTCGATCCAAAGATGTGTGGAAAGGCTATGAAACTGACATGACTAAAGCTCTGACTAGCTACTCACAGAGATTAGCTGCGGGTGAAGCACGTCGTACAACTACTAGAAACATGATCATGGCATTTACCGGCCGTGATGTGTCTTTTAAAGAGTGGCTCAAGGACAACAAAGATAAGAGTTACACAGAGTATAGAACCTATGTAAAGAAGAAAGCTATTGATCCGAGTGCCCAGAAGGACTTATACGAAGCTACTCGAACATACATCAATTTTGTACTGAAGCCCGATAGCGGTTGGGACAGATTTGTAGGTTACTTGAAAGCTGCAGCAGTGGTTAAGTTCCTAGGATTCAGGGTAAGCTCAGCGGCTGTGAATGTCACAAATATGGTGTTAGGCGTGCCAGCGACTATCTCTGGGTACACAGACTTGAGTATTACTAAATCATTTAAACTCATAGGTAGTTCAGCTGACTCATATACCGCATATCTTATGGGTGCACTTGTTAAAAAAGGTTTGATTAGTTCTTCTGCAAAATTTGAAAAGCTGTCAAAAGAAGATAAAGCAATATTTGACTATATTTCTGCGCAAGGTTGGGATGAAGCTAACTTTAATCATGACGCTGCAAGAGCTATTCAAGATGCCAATGCTCGTGGCTTTAATACTGTAATGAAATACAGTATGGCTATGTTTGGAGCGACTGAAAAAGCAAACAGAGCTGTTACTATATTCGCAGCTTATAAAGCTATAAAACAGTCTAAAAACAAGTCATATGCTCGAATATTGAAGACTTTAGAGAGCTCTAAAGATCAGAGACTTTTAGATAAAGCTTTTGTTGAACTGATGCAGAGTTCCAAGGACATATCGAGTCAAGCACATGGTACGTATGGTAAAGCTGCAAAACCATGGCTTGTACAGAAAGTACGGTTGTTTGATCTACCATATACCTTTATGAAGTTTCAGCACAACTATATTTTGAATATGATTGATCTTGGCCTCAAGAAAGGCCAAATCAAAGCAGCGATGTACATGCTATTAGCGCCTGGAGTTTTATCAGGTGCGGGTGCATCGATTGCAGTTCCTTTGATTGCAGGTGTCGCTAAAGCATTGAATATAGATGACGATCCAGAAGAAGCATTCTACAATTACATAGAGTCTCTTATGGGTACTGACTCCCTTGCGCGGCATGGTATTGTAGGGTATACGACTGGTATAAATCTCAAGGGTTCGCTGCAAATGAATAGTCCATTCCCAACATCACTGCCTGAGATATTCGGTGCTCCAGGATCAGTTATTACAGACTTATATGACTCTTGGGACTACTTTATGCACGACGAGTATGCTAAAGCTGCAGAGTCCTTCTTACCCAAGGGAATTGGTAATATACTAAAAGGTAGACGAGAACAACAACGTGGAATAACTACTGGATCTTATTCACCTTTATTCTATGGATCTCAGCCACTTAAAGGGACTAACGCAGAAGCGTGGTTACGGATATTCTCTTTTGCTCCAGCTAGACTGTCAGGGATACGAGACAAGCAGTGGAGCGAGACTATGGTACGTAGAGAGTACACTAAAGAAAGCTCCTCTATACTGCGTAAGTATAAGAGACATTACACTACCCCAGTTCAGTTTAGAGACCCAACTTACTTAATAACTCTGGCTAATGAAGTACGAGGATACAACGATGCTGTATATCAATCTAAACCAAGTTTACTTATACCCTATATCAATTATAAATGGATACAGGGTGGTCTAAAACGAGCATTCAAACCAAATAAGTACGAAAAACAAAGGAGTTTAAAATGAGAACTATTTCTGTATCAATTAGTGTTGCATTAGGGTATGTAGCTGTAAGACTTCCTGCTCGTGCCAGCTGTAGTTGGTATAAACTATGGACGTTAGATGGAGCCTCTTATGAAATAGCGTCCGAATCTGATGGTTCAGATGCTGTCGTATACCCAGCAGCAACAACTATTGGTTTACTTGAGGTACATGAAAAACTAGGTAAATTAACTGCTGGTGAAATTATTTGTTACGTTAAAGGAACTTCTACGACTACTCTTCACGGATTAATAGTAGCATAAAATAAAAAATAAAAGGAGAATATCATGGCTAAAAAAGGAACACCGACAAAGAATGGCAAGGGTAGAATCGTTAACAGGGGACGGGGTGGATGTACACCGCCCAAAAATAAAGGAAGAAAAAAAAAATAATTGTGCGTTTATGAGTTAAAACGGAGTTCTTATGAAAATTGATCCTGTTCTCACGATTGTTATTGTTGCTCTGGTCGGACTTTTCGCAAAGATTACCTGGGACTGGTTATCAAATGGCAGGGTTGAAAGAGGGGTTTATGTTACCTCTAATCATTGTGAAGCTTTGCGTATAGGATGTTGTTTACCAAAAGTAAAAAAAGAAGTAGGTGTGTTAGTATCCAGGGTAAAGTCAACAGAAAAACAATTAGATCAAAGCAGAGAGGATTTTAAGCTACTTAGAGAGGACAATTCAGAAATCAAAGAACGGCTCGCAGCTATTGAAACTACATTAAAAAATTTGATAAAATGAAAAAATTAAGTATTTTAATTGTGTGAAAATTGCTGCTAAAGTTGACATGATTCTAGAAAAGCTAAATGAATGAAACTTTCTACTAAACAACAAGAATTTACTGAATGTATAGGTAAGCTGATCATTTATGCATACACCCAGGGATATGCATTAACTTTTGGTGATGCTTACAGAGACGCTAGAGTACACGGTGAATTTGGTGTCAAACTCTCCTACGCCGCTAAAAACAGTGTGCATAAAATAAGACTTGCAGTTGATTTTAATTTATTTGTAAACGGAGAGTATATTAAAAATGGCGATCATCCAGTCTGGCTCGAGCTGGGCTGTTACTGGGAAACTTTACACAAAAGCGCAAGATGGGGCGGCAGGTTTAGAGATGCTAACCATTTTAGCTTTACACATTGGGGAGCAAAATAATGGCTAAAAAAGCAACACCTAAACGAGATGGAAGTGGAAGAGGTACTGAAGCTAATAAAGGACGTGGGGGATGTAAAAATCCACGACGAACCGGAAAAGGTAAAAAATGAAGAATCTATTTTTGTTAGTAGCAGCAATTCTATTATTAACTGGATGTACTACACAGTATGACACGATCGCACATAAAGATATTTCTCTTAAAATAAGATCATTGCCGGTTGATCTTGATTATGACTCAAGAGTCGCTATTGATCCTAGAGAGTTATATCCTATGGAAAAACTAGAACCTCTGGATGATAGTACATACAAACCTATTGAGCCAATCAAATGACTGCTATAGGTGAAATGCCAACATCTCAGGTAATAGATTATAAAAGGTCTAGGCTTACCGTACCCTTTTATTTTGAGAGTGATATTCTAAAGTGCAGTTGTCTAATTCCAGTTAACTTTATAATGGATTGGGAATCAGTCCCACTTATAAGAGGCACGAGTAAAGTTTCAGGGTTAATACATGATTATCTTTGTCGCACTGATTCTAATCCTATAGTTACAAAAAAAATTGCAGCTGATGTTTATAAAGAGTTTCTTATTTTCCGTGGCGCTTCTTGGTGGCGCTGGGGAATAAAGTATTGGACTGTCAGAGGTATACCTAAATATTTTCACAAACTTAAAGTTTTAGAGGATAAATATTTTCACAAACTTAAAGTTTTAGAGGATAAATAATGGCATTAAAGAAACGGAACTACAAGCGAGAGTACGCTCTATTTCACGGTAAGAAGAAAGAGATAAAACGACGCGCCCAGAGAAATAAGGCGCGTCGTATGATGGCAAGAAAAGGTAGGGTTCATAAAGGCGACGGTAAAGATGTTCATCATAAGGACCGTAACACTAAGAACAACTCTTTATCTAACTTAGCTATAATGGCTAAAGAGAAAAATAGGTCAATCAAGTGATACAAAGTCTACTTCTATGTTTGCCTCCTCGGCCAGTGATAGTACCAGCTCCGGGTTCCACTTAGTTGTAGGCTTAGTTATCTTATCAAGTGTCACGATGCGTTTTATATTACTCTGGATCAAGCGACTTAAACACTGAGTACAAGGTAATATAGGATATACATAAACGCAGTCTCCTTTTCCGTTAGCTGCAGCTAAGGCATTCACCTCTGCGTGGATGATTAACTGCAGCTTTATAAGTGGATCGGCGAGTCTCGCTTTCGTATCAGCAATTCCTCTCGGGAACCCATTATACCCTACAGCCACGATATATTTACCCTCGGTTACTACGGCTCCTACCTTCCTTTTTGGATCTTTACTCCATAAAGACACATACCGTGCCAAACCTAAGTACCTTTTATCCCAGTCTACCATTCTATCTCCTTTTCTATTAAATACACTTTCTTCATATTAAGACTTAAAAATAGGGCCTTTATACTACTACTCATAATGAACAAACAGAAAGGCCTCGTTTTAAACTATTATTATACTTTTTTAAAGCAAAAATAGCGAACCAGCATATTAAACTCTTTTTCTTTGCTCCTAGTAACTACGGCTTCCATTTGTGGCTTTGGTTCTGCCTTTGAATAATCAATTTTCTTCATTTAATCTCCTTAACTCTCCACATACCTGATTTTCGTGCTCTACCGTCTTGCGCAACTTTCTCAGCTAAATTCTTAGCTACTATATTCCTGATTTGACAAATACCTTTGATATCGCCTTCCCAGAAAACTGAGTCCCCAAGAATCTCATTCTTTATCTCAACTCTTATTTGCATCTTTATCCCTCCTCATGATAGTTTTTGATAAAGTCTAACAGCTGATTCTGTCCTTTAACCTTTGACTTAAGTGCAGCCATCACAGCGTTGTCTACGGTTTTGTCCATGATTAAATGTGCGTCCAAGTAAGTCTATTTCTAATTAAGCTAATAGAAGCAGCAGAGACATTAAATAGTTCTGCTAAACGTATCTGTGGAATAGTTTTACATAGTTCACGGATTTCAAGCACATTAGCTTCTGTTAACTTAGCTTGAGAATGATTACTTCCTATATATTTACCGTTAGCTATAGAGATAGCTTTATTCATGGCTGAAGTACCATAAGCTAAGTTACTCACTTCATTAACGTTTTTATCCTCATTCAAGTGCATTATTTCTAACTTAGACGGTCTTGGGCCAATAAAAGCCTCAGCGACTAAATGATGAACATAAGTTACAAGTCTTTGTGTATTACTATAAAGACTCACCTCTATATATCCGTCAGAGTTAGGTCCTAAACTCAGCAAGCGACCCGCAGAAGATTTCCAATATGATTTTATGCGGCCTAAAGATGATACTTTATACTTAGGAAAGTTAGGTACAGTTTTCCAAAATTCCATGAAGTTCTCCTTTTTCTGTGTAATAATTTTTGATAAAGTCTAACAGCTGATTTTGACCTCTGATTTTTGATTTTAAAGCTTGATATACGGCTGTGTCAACAGTATTCTCCATAACAAAATAATGAATAACGACTGTTTTTTTCTGCCCTTGTCTTGCCACTCTAGCATTTAATTGTAAAAATTGCTCGCTACTCCACGTAAGCCCATACCATAGAATGATGTGTGAGCCATCTTGCATATTGACAGCATGACTTAAGCTCCTGGGGTGGCATATGAGCAAAGGTATCTTACCAGCATTCCAGTCCCTTATATGCTTAAGAGCTGTAGCGGGGGGAACTCCTCCTACTATAGCGGCAACCTTTGGCCACACCTTCTTAATCATCTCAAGCTCAAACTTAAACTGGATAGGACAGAGTATCCCCTGGCCATCTGCTACTTCAACCATCTCTTTCAGCTTATCGAGTTTCTCATTGTGCACATGCTCCCAAGCACCCTTCTTATCAGTGTACAATCCACCTTGAATAAATTGACGTAACTTCATTGACAAAGCTGCAGCATTCAGGACTTCTATTTTCTTCTCTTCAAGCATCAAGAAAAACTTTTTTTCGAGTTGCTTATATTGAGCTTGTAGTGTCTCTGGTAACTTAAGCTTAATAATGTTGTCAATCCGTTTAGGCAACTTAATATAATCCTTTGCATCAAGTCTAAAGGTTATATCCTTAATCTTATTGTAAATCTCATCTTTACAAGTCTCATGCCTGATTGCCCAAGTAAATTGCTTGTAATCAAGAGACATAAAGTACTCAGATCTATATTTACCGTAAGTCTTAAATAACCTTAGACCACCATCCAGAAAATAGTATTGAGACCATAAGTCGAGTAGAGAGTTGGGAGCAGGAGTTCCACTTAGTAACAACCTATGGTGAAATATGTCTCTGAGCTTCCTAAGCGTCTTAAACCGCTTAGTAGAGGGACTCTTAATCATTGACCCTTCATCTATGATGATAGTCCTAAAAGGTACCTTCTTGGTTATCTTATACAAGTCTTTGAGTGCACCAAATAACCACTGTATAGACTCAAAGTTTGTAAAGTACATTTGTCTCTTTAGCCCAATTTTCTCCAACTTATCTGGTCCATGCACTATAGTGTAGGTGTAGTTAAAATTCCATTTCTTATTCTCATCAGGCCAAGTCGTGTATATAGCCTTCAAGGGTGCTATAACTAAGACGCCCTTGCTGATCTTATCTTTGCACCATTCTAGTGATACGCGGGTTTTTCCGAGACCCATATCGAGTGCCAGATAAGAATTCGGATTACTTAAACTAAATTGCAGAGCTCTCTTTTGATAAGTGTGCATAGGATCTACGCTCATTTATCCTCCTTATGTATAATACGCATGACCGTAAAAATGACGTTCACGTCTTCCTATTATTTTTCTACAAACTTCACAGTACATCCTTGGTACTCCGGGTCCCTTCCAATAAACGTATATCTTGAACCTCTTTCGGCATAAAGGACATATGGCTTCTACGAAACAATAGTCTGACTTCTCATTAGAGTCCCTCATATTAATCTTTGTCCCATCTTTGCCCCTTATAAACTGGGTGACGCAAAGATCCATCCGGGGTCACCTCGTGATACTTTACTTCTACAGTTCGTCCGAGCCACACGTCTTGATTATCCCACATCTGCTCACGCTCTATATCACTGAACCCACTTCCTACTCTTACCTTAACCCCTTTATGACTAACAATTAAACCACCAAGTTGGCCCTCATACTTTCCTGTTCCTTCAAAGAAGTCGACTACATGCAAGTCCTTGCTATTCTCTGCTTTGAGTTTCATCCAGTCCCAGCTACGTTTTGTTTGATATAAATGTTTAGGAGTCTTAAATACTAAACCCTCATACCCTGCAGCAAGAGCTTTATCAAACGTATCATACGCGTGTTCAAGGCTTCGAACTTGAACGTGCTTGACCGATGTGATACTAGGTGCATCTAGTATGCCAACTACATCACTATAAAGTTGGTACCTACGATCAAATGTCATAGTGCCTTTTGGTACGTCGAACACTTTATATACAGCATCAAGGGTGGGGTCGTCACTGCGTATCTTGCCACTAGACTCTTGGAAATGTAAACCAGGGATAAGTAGTTCACCGTCGAATGAATAATCTTTAGGTATACAGTTCGTTATATGCTGTACACCTTGAATGACATGACCATTACGAGTATATAAGTTTCCATCCTTAAATATAGCCCTAAGCCCGTCATACTTGATTGACATATATAAGCCTTTTACAAGTCTGTCGTCTTCCCACTTCTTTGCCAGCATTGCACCAAACTCAGGGACAAGTCCAGGAATAGCAGCATTGATAGTCTTAGCGCTTATACCACAACGTAGATCCTTCTTGAGTATAGACTCAAGTATCTTGGCATCTCTTACACACAGATTCTCAAGCATATCTGAAACTAATAGCTTAGCTTCTCCCCCAGATACTTCACGGGTTTGGAGTTTACTTAACAAACTAAGCCACGATACTAGAGCTAAAGTTGATCCACCTTCATTTTTATATTTTGGTATCTTGTTAATAAAGTAATGCTTAAATGGATTGTAAGTGTACTCAAGTATCGCTTGTGTAAGAACACCTGTTTGTTTCAGTATCTTGATCTTTTCATTACGACTACGAGTTGCTTGTAATGCTGTGATAGTGTCCAGATAATTCATTTAATTCTCCTTTACATTAAGTCGGAGTAATTGTGTTATAAAATACTTTTTTCCTTTTTTAGTGCGTATGATTATAATAATAGCATTTAAAACATGCATGCAATAGCTTATGGTTTCATACACCTCATGCTCTGTACTATTCATTTTTGATACCTCAATAAATGATCTACCTTAGCTTTGGTATCTACAACAGCTACAAAGAAACCTAAGTCACTCATACGCTCATGCTCCCGTAATTGATGGTCTGTGGGCGTATCACCCTCAGACTTTGTCTCTACAAAAGCAATCATACCGTGTGGTAACAGACATATACGGTCTGGTACACCTATGACACCAGGAGATACGTACTTCCTACAAAGCCCTCCCACCGCTTCTACTTGCTCAACTAAGTAACGTTCAACATCCTTTTCGCTTTCTTTCATAATCGTTTTACCTCCTTCTTTTCACATGTAAAGAATCCCGGGCTACCATATGTTGGAGGAACAAAATGTGATCCTACTTCACCACAGTTAATGCAAAACCTAGAGTATGGAATCTTAAATTTCTTTTTGACCTTTTTCCTTTGTTTCTTCATAATAGCTTTACCTCCTCTGCTCGTCTTAGTTTTTGAAAGCTGCCATAGAGTTTCCTAAGCATATGTGGCCTACTTTTGGTTAGGTACTCCGTCTTTAGCAAGATTAAATAGTATTCCTTATCAGCTTTTACCTTTTGCAAGTGCAGACTTAAATAAATATTATTCCTTAAATGCTCTTTCAAAGACGGTTTTACAGGTACAGTATCCAGGAGAAGATCTAGGTTTCTTAACTCCTCATTACATCTTAGCCGGTTAAACCTTTGATACAGACGTAGAACGTTATACGGTCTGTTGTAGGCTTTTTGTTCTACATATAACAGAGTGTATATACTAAGCGAGTCATTTGTATTATAAGCTAGTTCTGCTGTTTTATTCCACGAAGATATTTTTCTCTTCAGTTTTACAAATTCTTTGCCACTCGGTGATTCAAAACCATCAATCATATTTTACCCCTTCTTATACCGCTTAGAGAAATATCCTTCAGCTGCTAAAGGACAATCTTCAGCCCATTTAATGTCACATAGCTGATTATTAAACCTAGCCATAGTTTCTTTAGTAGCTAGCTGAGTAGATACTAAACCTCCTGCCTCATCGTGAACTGATAATATTAATCTAATCTCTGGCATGTACTCCTGCACATTAAGCATGCCTTGTGCCATAACCTCGCGTGCGGTACCCTGAGTTGCATTCTCAGTGAGCCTACCTGGTGTAATCTTTAATCGGCCCCACTTTTTAGAATATGGGTTAATGCCTGAGTGTGTGATAGTGGGAACTTCGCCCATATACTCATACCCTGGAATAAACTTATTCTCTACAGAAGGGTGCATGTAGTATACGCTTTTACCAGAAGGTAGTTTCATAGCTAACCATCTTACACCATTAACCGTAGCCGTACCAAAGGTTATCTTAAGATATGTCTGCCGTTTACCAGTCATAATGGCTTCTATAGCAGCATTATGTAATCTTTTCCAGAGTCTCTTGATCAAGTAGTATTTCTCTCGGTACGTATCTATGGCAAACTTAGCTTCGTGTGACTCTAAGGTGATACCCCAATCAGCTGCGACTTCTTGAAATCTGATTGCACCCATTTGATAACCCGCACCCAAGATTATAACTTTACCGAATTGTCTCTGATCCTTAGTTACTTGGTCATGCGATATATTATACAAAGTAGCAGCCATATCGACATACTGATCAAGACCTTCTCTGAAGCCTTGTAGAGTTACTTCATCTCCAGCAAGCCATGCCAAAATACGATTCTCTATAGAATGATAATCTGAGCATATGATGGTCTCACCAGGAGGCGCTAGCACCATAGAGCGTATAAGAGCTTTACCTATTGTGACAGGGTCTTCTATAGTCTCGCAGTCTAGGAAGGCCTTAATATAATCTTCTGGGTTAGGCACACTTGCACGAGGCAGATTCTGCATCTGGAATCCTCGACCCGCCCATCTACCAGGACCTGCACCATGATACTGTAAGTTGTTATGCACCCAACCATTGTACTCCAACTCTTTGATCTTCTTAAACTTAGCTGTAGAGGTCCTGCCCAACTCTTGCCGCAACTGCAATAGCTCTTGAACTTGGGACGGTAAAATATCACTCGCTAAAGCTTCTTCCAAGGTACCAGCTTGTAGGTTAGGCAGTTCTATTCCTTGCCCTTTACACCATTCAAGTATCTTAGCTATTTGATTAACAGTTTGTACCTCTCCTCCAGTGATAGTACTAACCATACTCATCTTATCTTTAACATACTTACCCAGATAAGATAGAATAGCCTTGACAGCTTCTATGTCTACGGGTAACCCTAACTCATTCATACGAGCGGTAAGCATCCACACTTCTTGTTCTATAGGTATTAAGGTATCTCTGGGTAATGTGTTAACGATCTCACGCATTGCTTCTACATCTCTCTTACAGTACATGAAGAGTTCCTTGAACACCATCTCATTGTCCCAGGGCATTGGCTGATCACCATTCTTATCTGGCTTACAGCACTTGTTGATTAACCGCACCCCCGACTCCAACTTTGGTAAGTTAATGTTAAGTGCAGCACCAGCAAAAGCCAGCGACGCAGGAATAGTGTAAGTTTGACAGAGAGCCATAGAGTCTATGCACTGTTCAAGACGTAGCTTTGGTATAGCAAAGTCTTCCCACAGCACTAAGTTCCAAATTCTCCAATCAAATATAGCATTGTGGGCATACACCATTTTAACCTTGTTTATGTGCACAATAATACGTAACGGGAAATCTTGATCTGGTGTCCATAGTTCTGCAGGCTCATTATTGAATGCGTATCCAAGACAGATAACTTGAGTTGACTCATCTGATGCATATCGCATGGAACCATGCTTTCGTATATCGACCTCTGAGTAGGTTTCGAAATCTATGTAAAGTTTATCAGAGTTTGTCATATTTCTTCTGGTCCTTTTCTTTTTGTTTCTCTGCTTCATAGCATCTTTTACATAGGCCATCTGAAGCTTCAAATGCAGGAAACAGATACAAAAAGCCGTGACTATGACCACAGGTTTTTTGTGGTATAGTCACACGTTCACTTGTCTTTGTTTTATCTACTATAGTTCTAGTAGGGTTACCGCATAGGCATTTACCCATTAGCATTCTCCTGACATCTTTCACAGACACTTGTTGTTTTGTAAAAATCTTTAGCAGACTTGCAGGTGAAGTTGTTTGCTTCGCGACCACACTCCGAGCACTTGTCATATTGTAAAGCCTCATGTGCAGTCGGCTTCTGATGAGGGTATAAGGGTTTCACAGGTTCAAGAATATCAGTGAGAGCCCTGAACAGTCTTACTCTTTTCCACTTAGTCCGCATAGCATCTTTAAGTCCTGTAAGCGTGCACCAATGCCGCAACACATCAGTAGTTTGTCTCCAAGCTTCAAGCTTAAGTCCGTTGCCAATACAAATGATATTGTATAACTGACCATTTCTGTTAGCATATAGTGGAACAAAGTCTGCAGTATCATCATCTATGTAATCTTGATTTATCTTACCGCAAGGCACAGCACATGGAGCATAGAGGAAAGCATAAGCTGGTATATCAACGACCCAGTCAATATCTGATGGATTGTCAATGTTACCAAATACTGAAGAACCAGTTTGAAAACCCTGTGTCTGCATAATTTCCCACAGATGATTTGGAATCTCAGGCAACGTCATAGCATAAGCTTGGATCTCTTTTTTGGTCATCCCAGTAAGATCTTTCTCAATGTACTCGTTTTGTAGCTCAACTTTTTCTTCTTGTAATTTACGTAT